ATGTCAACGCTATGCTAAATCAAGGAAAAGGCGGTCTTTATATGGTAGTATTCACCGCTGGTGCACTTGGTGCCATAGTCACTTTGTTTGCAAAAAAATTATTCGGATCCACTTTGTAGGAGGATATTATGATTTCAAATATTTTAAGCAAAATTCTAGTTGCTTTGTTTTGGGTAGTTACAACACTACAAAATACAATTGTTTGGGTTTGGACTAAATTTAAACAACTACTAACATGGGTGGTGTCTAAGTTTATTAATGTGTGTAGGTGTGATAAATAAGGAGGTCATATGGCTTTATTAAGTGCACTCATTGGCCCAGTAACTGGGATTTTAGATAAGTTTATTGAAGACAAAGACCAGAAGGCAAAGTTAGCCCATGAAATTTCGACGATGGCGGACAACCACGCGCAACAATTGGCTTTGGCCCAAGTCGAAGTCAACAAGGCTGAAGCAGCTAGTAATTCAGTATGGAAAGGTGGTTGGAGACCGTTTGTGGGTTGGGTTTGCGGTGCTGCCTTTGCTTATCATTTTGTTATCCAGCCTTTGGCTATTTTTGTTATCGCTGCCTACGGTATGGAAGTACCTAGTCTCCCAGTGTTTGAAATGGGTCAGTTAATGACTGTGCTTATGGGTATGCTGGGTCTTGGTGGTTTGCGTAGTTTTGAGAAAACTAAAGGGGTCGCCAAGTAGTGGTTAAACTAACTACTAAGGATTTCAGATAATGGGTTTTATGGATTTTTGGCCTGTAATATCAGGTCTTATTGCGGTGGCTGCTATTGGCGTAGCATTCCGTGCTGAGATTAATGTTCGAGTTAGAGTGTTGGAAGAAAAAGTAAAAGCTCTTTTCGACATCCTCAATAAAAGAGATAGGTAAATATGACCTTTAAGTTATCAAAAAGAAGTCTAAAACGCCTACAAGGAGTTAAACAAGATTTGATTGATGTTGTTAATCGAGCTATTGTAATAACTGAAATTGATTTCGGGATTTCAGAGGGCTTGAGGACTTTTGAAAGGCAGCAACAATTGTTTGATCGTGGTGCTAGCCAAACAATGAAAAGCAAACACATAGATGGGAATGCTATTGATCTTGTTGCATACATAGGGCCAAGGGTGAGTTGGGAGCTTAGTGTTTATGATGAAATTGCAGATGCCATGCGTCAAGCTGCAAAAGAGCTAGATGTTAAATTGCGTTGGGGTGCCGCTTGGCACAAAGACTTGACTGATTCTGATATGAGTGCTGAAGATCTTATGAATGAATATATAGATCTTAGACGCTCTGAAGGAAAAAGACCTTTTATTGATGCGCCACATTTTGAGATCGTTTAAATGCCTCTGAAACTCTTAAAATTTAATGCCGGGATAGTCAAAGATATAACATCTTACAGTGCTGGCAAAAATGGACCTTTCTGGACAGACGGTGACAAAGTCCGTTTTGTTAATGGATATCCTCAAAAAATCGGAGGATGGACTCAAGAACTAATGTACCATAGTATTAACGGGTACACAGATCCAGTAAGACCGTATGGTGTGCCTAGGAATCTTAATTTCTGGACAGCTTTGTCCGATGGGCAAGGTTATTTGGCAATTGGCACATCTAGCCACCTTTATGTAGTTTACCAACTTTTGCTCTACGATATAACTCCTGTAAGAGCCACACAAGCTGGACTTTCAAATCCATTCACAACAGTTAACAACAGTTCGGTTGTCACGGTCGCAGATACAAGCCATGGAGCTTCAACAGGAGACTGGGTTGTTTTCTCAGGAGCAGGCGATACAAACGGAATACTCGCAGCCACGATTAACGACATTTACGGCTATCAATTGACTTTGGTTGATGCAAACTCTTACACTGTTGACTTCGGGACTGCAGCAACCTCCTCTGGGACTGCAGGAGGCACCGTCACTGCTAAATACTTAATAGGAAATGCTGCCGCGCTCGGCACTGGCACTTCTATACAAAATGCTGGTTGGGGAGTTTCAAGTTGGGGAGACTCTACTTGGGGAACTCCGAGATCAATTAACGCAGGCACAACTGAAACCAGCCAATGGTCTCTTGTTAATTGGGGTGAAGATTTAATATCTCTAGTTCGCAATGGTGCACTTTATTACTGGGATCTTTCTGCTGGATTCCCCTCTTCCTCAGTTTTGGTGTCAGGACTTGGTGGGGCTGCGGATGTTCCTGCAGAAAGCAGAGTTGCAGCAGTTTCATTCCCTGACAGACACTTGGTCTGTGGTGGGTGCACGCCTCTGGGTGGTGGAGCGCAAGACCCGATGCTGGTGCGGTGGTCAGACCAAGAAGGATTTAAAGTTTGGACTCCAACAGACACAAACACAGCAGGAGATCAGCGACTAGAGATAGGAACCAAGATAGTTGCTATGACACCGACCAGAGATGAGATGTTCATAACAACCGACGAAGCTGTTTATGGTATGAATTTCGTTGGACCACCTTTCACTTTTAGTTTCAGGCTACTAGGAACAAACTGCGGAGCTGCAGGCAAAAATGTTGTAGCCAATGTTGATGGTGATATTTATTGGATGGGCAGAGACACATTCTTCTTCTACAACGGTGCAATGGCTGAAATACCTTGCTCGGTGAAGTTTTATGTTTTCGACAATCTTAATTTTAATTTCGCAGACAAGTTTTTTGCAACTCACAACAAAAAATTCAACGAAGTCACTTGGTTCTATGTAACCAATGCAGAGGTTGCGAACAACCCCACAGACCCAGAGCCAGATGCGTATGTTACGTTTAATTATGAGCTTAAAGTTTGGTCAATTGGTTATATGAGAAGAACCTGTTGGCACGACTCACTCGGCACCCGACAGTTCCCATTCGCATTTACTTATGATGGTTATCAGTACAACCACGAAGACACAAGCAATGCAAACGGTTTAGCCCTTTCTGCTTATATACAAAGCTCTGCTGTTGAGATGTCGCAGAATGGTGATTTTTTAATGTTGGTTGATAAAGTTATCCCAGACGCCACTATGACAGGCAGTCTTAATTTAACAATAACTTCAGAAAAATACCCAAACGCAAACACAGTTACAACAGGACCATTTCCTTTTACATCAGATTCTAATAAAATAAGCGTTCGTGCCAAAGGAAGACAGATCAGTCTTAAATTTGAGAACACAGGTCTGAATGAGTCTTGGGAGCTTGGTGATTTCAGAGTAAACATGAGACAGGACGGAATGAGATGAGTAAAATCAACACAAGACTACCAGCTCCTCCCTCCGACTGGAGCCAAAATTGGGCTGAAAGACTCATTAATACTTTGGAACTTCAAATAAAAGATTTAAACTCCACAGCATCTCCGAGTTTTTACGATGTTTCTAATGTTACTTTGGACAGAGCCTACGATGCAAACTCAACATCCACAGCCGAACTGGCGGATGTTCTAGGGACTTTGATAACTGATCTTAAAGGAAAAGGAATAATAAGCTAATGGCAATCAACCCATACAATTTATCTGAGACTGATGCTATTGAAAGCACTCAAGGGATAGGTGCGTTATCAGGTTTTGACAAATACGGTCAACCTTTAAAAACAGACCCTTTAAATGACCCAACAATTCTCAGGTCGATGGAACAGGGGCTTGTTCCTGAATTACCACAGGGTGCATTAGGAGCTTTTGAATATCCAGTTTACCAGGTAGAGACTTTCGCTCCTGAAAGTTCTGTGAATCTTCAAGATGTTTACGGCACAGAGGCGATGCCTATTTTTGAGTGGGCCAAGCAAATCCAAAGCGGCATCAGGATCTACGATCCAAGCTCACCAGTAGATCAAGAATTAATAGACCAGTACAAACAATTAACCGGGGAATTGTCTGAATCAGGCCAACTCCCTCCTGATGCTCCTAGTTGGGAAGACATCGCCAAGCCAATTGCTGCTGTTGCTGCTACAAAAATCGGATCAAATGTGGCACAGGCTCTCACAGACCCATACATAGTTGGCGGTGTAACTGATAAAGTCTTGGCTGGTGGGCAAACTTCCATCCCGTATTTCGGGAAAGATTTACCTCAGCAAACAATTAACAAAAGTATAGGCCAAGGCTGGGACATGTCCAAAGCAGGCGGCATCCCTGAAGGCTCTACTTTTATACCTGAGTTGGCGACCCAAGAAGCTGCATCTGCCTCCGGGAATCTAGATTTATATAATCGCCTTAACTCCGGACCAAGCCTAGGTTCTGGAAGTTCTGGAGTGCAGGAGCTCAACAATGGCTCTAGAGTTTATAATACAGATTCATTAGGGAACTCCGGTGTTAAAATCAATGGAGACCAAGCCACAGGACTCCAAAGCTCTAGAGCTGGAGGCTCATCCCTTGCTATAAGCTCAACAACAAAGGCACCAACTTATTGGGACGGGGTCCAAGGCAGATTCACCGACTCAGCAACTTGGTCTCAAGCCGGAACTATGGCTCTTGTTTCCACAGGAATTAATATCGCCATGGGGATGAAACCAGTTGAGGCTGTTAAGGCAGGAAGCTCTGCTGCTTTTGCTTATGCAGTCGGTACTGCTCTTTTTGGCCCAGTGGGAGGTTATATTGCTTCTACATTCTTAGCAGCACCAATTCAGAAAGCTGGCTCCAAAATTAATGAAAAAAGAAAACAAATCGCCTCAGACGTTGCTGGGGAAATTAAAGATGCTGGCTCCAGAACAGTCAGTGCTGCTAAGAAAGTTGTTAACGCACCTGTTAAAGTTGCTAAGAAAATCATCAGCGGAGGCAGGGTCATTTGTAATGAGCTAAGACGCCAAGGACTCCTCACGACAAGAGATGTTGTTCTGGATTACAAATTCACCCAAGAGCACTTAACACCACAGCACGTCGCAGGATATCATTTTTGGGCAATCAAAGTTGTTAAAAATCTACGCAAAGGCAAAGGTATTAAACTTTGGACGCACATTGCTCAACATCGTGCAAACGAGATCTCTTACATATATGGCGACAGAGCCAATCCGGATTATCTTGGCAAAATTTACAGAAAGATATTTGAGCCTGTTTGCTGGACTGTAGGGTTGTTTTGCAAAGAAGCGGATTGGTCAATACTTTACGAAGATAAACAGGAGAATTAAATGGCAACTATGGAAGAAATGATGATGATGCAAGAGCAACAAGCCCCAAGCATGCCCTCGATGGAAGGTGCAAACATGCCTCCTATGGAAAGTTCAGACCCAATGGCAGGACTCCCACCAGAAGCTATGGAAGCTATGATGCAACCAGACCCAGCAATACAAGGTGTGCTTCTTGCGAGATTAACCAATTTCACCAAACAAGACCTCGATGCTCTGGATGAGGTTATAACCCCAGAAACCGCTCAAGTTCTTTTAAAACTTTTGCCTGAATTCAAAGAGATGATTGATGCGATGGCTTCCGGGATGCAGCAACCAGAAATGGAACCAGAAACCACAGGAGCATTAGGCGGAATTTAATGGAAATCAGAAGGGCTAATATATTAGATTTGAGCCCAGTGCTTGCTATGTTGTATAGTATGCATAATGAGACTGAGTTAAAAGTTCCTGATATATTACCAGAGAAGCTAGCATTTAAAGTCAACGAAACAATAAACCGAGGGGTTGTACTTATGGCGTTGACTGAGGAGAAAAAGCTCCTTGGCTCTGTTGGTGGAGTTATAATCAGCGATTGGTGGTCGGAAGAGAAGTACTTGGCAGATTTGTGGTTTTATGTTTATCCGATGCACCGAAGTAGCACTGTGGCTGTGAAATTGATTAAAGAGTTTATTAAAATAGGTCAAGATGCTGAAATCCCGGTAAGATTAGGTCATATATTTTCCGGAGATTTGGACAGGAAAGACAAATTGTTTGAGCGTCTTGGTATGACAAAAGCAGGTTGTGTTTTCGTGGAGAATTAAATGGGCGGTGCATGTACAACAGGGGTTGAGACCCTACCAGATCCTAAACTAGTAATCACTGGAACCGAGATCCCGGAGTGGGTCTCTGCAGGTGGTCAAACACTCTTCCAGCAGGCAGCATCACTAGCAAAAAGTCCCTATCCCGCGTATCAAGCTCCAAGGATAGCGAGCTATGATGGCTCCAAACTAACTCCAGCAGAGCAAGAAGCTGCAAGAATCCTGCAAGATGATGCTGGTGCATATAAACCTTACATTGACGAAGCAGGAGCCAGAGCACTCAAGCTCGGGCAAGGCTACGATGCTATGAGCACAGACCAGTTAGTGGGATCACCATTAACAATGGATCAGGCCAAGCCATTCATGGATATTTACCAACAGGCGGTTGATCCTGCTGTTGAGGAAATACAGCGTCAGATGGAGCAAAAACAAATCTCAGACCGAGCCAAAGCAGTCGGTTCCGGTGCATTCGGAGGATCAAGGCAGTACCTCGGAGAGATGATGGGTGCTTCAGAAGCAGCAAGGCAATCTGGGGACTTGAGAAAAAGAGCTGGTGTTGAAGGTTTGGGGTTCGCAGCACAACAAGTCGAAGCAGACCGGCAAGCTAGATTCGCAGCAGAGCAAGCACAACGTGGCGCATTCGAAACTCAAGAGTCTGCAAGAACAGGCGCGGTGAGCCAGATAGCGAGCTTTGCTCCAGCAATCCAAGGTCTTCAGCAACAAGCTGCCTCTGGGATGATAAGTTCTGGGGAAGCACAAAGGAGTCTAGACCAAATGGCTCTGGACTTGGCGTACGCAGACTTTGTTGAACAGCGTGAGTACCCATTCCAGATGGTTAACTACGCGATGGGTGCGTTAAAAGGCGTTCCATACGAGACAACACAGACCAGCCTCCAGCAAGGTCAACAATACATACAAACACCTAGTGTTTACGGACAGACAATTGGCGGATTGGGTGCTCTCGGAAGTGCATATTTCATGAGCAAGGGCAGAACCTAAGAGGGATATCATGGCATCAAGAGAAGAGTTGGAACGACAGGTCAGAGCCAGAACTAAAAATTATCTGTTCGGTGAAGGACGAGAAGGCACAAGGCTAGGGATGGGTAACTCTGTCATGTATACTCCTTCCCTAGAAGGTTTCAGATCTTCCCCAGAATATATTTCTAGGAATTTGAGTCCTGACAAACTTCTGGAAACAAGGATCAGGAATTACGAACAGCTGAAACTTCAATATGTTAACTCCAACTCCACTGAAGAGAGACGTGAGGTTCAGAATGCGCTGCAAAGAGTTGGCGATGAGATAAATCAGCTCAGCCAAAATGTTGATGTTGGGGGTTATACCCAGCAAAGATCCAATCTCCCAGACACAAACACATTCACTCCTTCGCTCGACTTAGCACAAACCAGCAATGATGATACTCCTCCCCTTAAAGCAGATGCTGTAACTGCTGAGTCGAGCACCCCAACACTTGGAGCTTCCAACACCAATCTTGATGATCTTTCCGCAGGTGCTTTAAAAGCCCTCGGAGGAGCTGAGAGTGTTCAAGCTGCATTGGAAATAGCCAAAGCTATGCAACCGAAGTTAAGAGATGTTGACCCTGCGTTGTTGGCGTTCCAGTTCTTCACCAACATGGCGGCAGAATCCAGCAAGCCAGGAGCCACCGCACTAGGTGCTGCTTCTACAGCTTCTTTGGTTCCTGCTGAATATTTGATGCAAGACTTCCAAGCCCGTAGAAAAGCTGAATCAGAACTCCCAGCAAATGCTATACAGATTGCTGGTATGATTAAACCACCATCAGGCACAGGCGTTGGGCGTTCGTATACAAAAGGACCACCAGTTGTTGATGAAGAAGGGGTTGTGGTTAGGAGTGCTGAGGGTGCAGCGATGTATAACTACACTGTTACAGACAATGCTGGTAATACTATTGAAAATGTACAGATGCCAGATGTCTCCTCGATCGTTAAAAAGAAATTCATAACAGTTGTTGACAATCAAGCAGAAGACAATCCAGAAACTCCGATTGACGAACGACTGGTCAGAGTTGATGAAACTATTGTAAATGCTGATGCAACGGGTCGTTATGCATCCAAAGATGCTCTTGCAAAGCCATCCAAAGGGAAAAGCAGGGTTCAGGGAGCACAAGCAATTTACCAAACCAAAGAGCAAGCCACAGCGACACTTGCAAGATTCGGTGTAACTGAGGAAAGCCCAGAATTTAATGAGCTGATTAGCAACATAACAACTGAAGATCCTTCTAAACTAGGACAGCCTGTTATTATTGGAGAGCAATACGTAAGTTTCTACACCCCAGACCCTGGCAGTGGCCTAGGAGTTATCCTGAGAGCACCAACAGGAGGAACAACCCCACAATCGGTTATTGGGATGAAAAAAAGAGTTGAAGAAGCAGACAAACTGGTTGCGAAAACAAGGACCACAAGAGACGATATTGTTCCTACTCTTGAGGCTGCTATGACCATTTTAATGCAGAGTCCTGATTTAACGGGTGGTTTCACTGGTCGAGTGGCAGAGATAAGAAGTGTGCTGACTAATGTGTTTGGTGTAAATTCACAAGATGTCCAAGATCAAAAATACCTTGAAGCACTTTCTTTTGCGCTTGCTCCTAAAATGCGCCCAGTTGGTTCTGGTTCAACCTCGGATATGGAATTCAAAGCCTACCAAAGAGCTATTTTGAGTTTAAATAATCCAGGAGCTACGAACTACTTAACTATGTACAAGTTATACAAGCAAAGTCAGAACCAAGCAACAGATGCTATTCTCTTCAGAGACCTAGCAACTCAAGGGAAGTCGGCTGTTGAAATTGACAAAATTATAAAAGAGCAAGATTCTGGGATATATGAAAAGTTTTCACCCACCCAAAAAGATGAAAAGTATAACACAGGAGATGATGAAGCAGATACTGCAGCTTGGGTTGCGGACAGAAAAGAGTGGTACAACTCCATCCCGGATGGTGCTGTTATTCTTAATGAAGTAAACGGCAAACGTGGAACAAAACTTTTCCAAAATCAAGGTGCTTTAATTATTAAAGGTTGGAAAGGTGAACAACCAAATCTGGAGCTTCAATAAATGGCGATAAATGAAAAATTAATAAATGATGAGGAAATAATCCCATCACCCCAAGAGCCTATTGCTGAAGGATCTTCTTCAGACATAGAATTCCCGGATGTCCCAAGTGCGACAGAGATCGAAGATGTTGGATTCTTTGAATCCTTAATCCCTAATGTTAAGATTATGTTCTCAAAAGACGACAACTCCAAAGCTGAGATAATAAAAAAATCTTTCGCTGGCGACTCGAGATTCGGAGGAGTATTCTCGGATAAGTTCGGCTTGCCGATGATTGTTTGGAATGACGAGCCTTATTACATTAACAAACCAGGATTAGATTTTACAGATATCGCCACTTTCACAGGTGAGGTGATTAAATACCTACCAGCCAGCAGATATACATCTGGGGCAAAAGGAATTAAAGAAACTATCCAACGCGGGATAACAACTTATCCTGCAACCGAGGCAGCAAGCATAGCTGGGGAATCATTATTGGCTCCAGAAACTTCAAAAGCCAAAAACAGAACCTTCACAGACATTGGTCAAGAAGTAGGACTGGCCACAGGCATAGGAGTTGCAGCAGACGTTGTGTTGCCGCCAGCTTTAGGTTTAGCGGTGAAAGGTGCTGTAAAAAGTGCAACAAAAACAGCAACAGCAGCAAAGTCTGTTTTCCCGAGGTTTAATGCTGAGAAAATAATTGAAAAAATAACTCCAGACCCAGCGCAAAAATCCGCATTCCCTTTAACAGAAGGGCAACGAGGTGCAAAGCTCCCAGACCGGAAACAGGGTCCAGGATCAAGAGTCACAGAGCAACTCGAAGTAGAAGATGTTTTGCGTAATGCTCCAGGGACTGATCCTTCTGCTTCTGGAATTATGCGTGGGTTTGATGAAAGACAGCTCGGGATGATAAGGGCAGAGGCTGAAAGATTACAAAAAGAGTTCGGCTCAGGCACGTTGTCTGCAGCAGAAGATGTTTCGACTGCAGCAGCAGAGTCTGTTCAAAACATAGCCACATCAGGTTCAGCAGCTATTAAAGAATTATCTTCTCAAGCATACAATGCTGTTAAAACAGCGGACATGCCTCCTATCATGAAGCCAGAAGGTGTTCTTCAAACTTCAAAAGAAATGCTAGACGCTATCACAAAAGGTGGCGACGAAGGCTTGGGGATAACTGCTCGTGAATTAGCGGATATGCCTATCCTCAGAAGAGAGCTTGAGTATCTTAAACGAATATCAAAAATCGCTAGCAATCCTAAGTTCAAAGGCCAGCCATTAAAAGTTCTGCACGGATATCAAAAATCCCTTAACAGAGCTGCAAGAACCGCGCAGGCAGGTTCTCCGGAGGCAATGGCTTTGAACAGGATGAAAGGTATTTTGGACTCTTCTATATTTAACGGAATTGAAAGAGGGTTGATTGCTGGGGATGAAGCAATACTGAAAGAGCTTAAAAACGCGACTGATCTTTACAGACGTTATATTGGCATGACAGGGAAAGGGTCTGCGAAAGATTCTCAAGAAAGAGCTGCTAACAAAATATTAGAAACACTCTCAAACCCCAACTACACTCCTATGCAAGTTACCAGACTTTTGTTCGGACATGCAAAATTCGCACCAAGCCAAGCTCTTGGGCTAGCTATACGGAAACTGAAACAAAATTTAGGGGACGAAGGCTCTGAGGAAATAATTGCTTTAATAAAAGACGGTTTTTTAGAAAAAGCATTCTCAGGAGCTGGGACATCTGGCATCACAAGGACTAACATTGTTAACAATTTTAATGAAATTTTTGTTAAGAATAGAAAATTAGTAGAGGAGTTTTTCTCCCCAGCGGAGATAAAACAAATTGCTAAATTCCGGCAAGATGTCATGCCGACACTTTGGTCAGAGATTAAACTTAACCCATCAGGCACAGGCTACACAGTGATGTCTGCGATGGCACAAAAAGGTATTTTAAATTATATTAAGATGATACCTTTTGGCGCAGGAGAAGCTCTCGCAACAGGTGCTCAAGTCCAAAGAGCAACCAATGTTGCTAGGAATGCGACCAGCCAGCAAGTTGATCGTATGAACAAACCTTTATTCTCACAGGTGGTGCAAAGTTCTGTTAGACCTCCTGCAATTGAAACAATACAAGAAGATTATGATTCACCGACTTTGAATCAAATAACAACTTCAGCCTCGCCAGCTTTGAGGTCAAAACTCCAAGAAGCAGTTATGATTGGTCCGTGATCACATCAGCAAGCTCTGCCCAATCAGCTTTGGTCATCTTGCCGAATTTTTTATAAGCTAAGCACTTTAAAAAATCTGGGACAGGGAGTTTCTCGTAAAGTTTTTTTGCTTCCGCACCATCCACCAGCCCTATAAAGTCTGTCCCTATCCGGATCATAATCCAACAGCGACCGTCTAACTTTTTATACTCATCAAGCCAAAAACTCTGGTTCAGCCTCAAACCGATTTTTATGTTGTTGCGTTTTGGCCAATCTGCTAGATATTTTAATTCTACCCAACCCGAACTCCCATTACGTATGTAATGAATATCAGGCATGCCTTCAGAAACTCTATTCTCAACTCGGTACATTTTAATGCCTGGGAGAGAGCTTCTAACATATTTCCAAAAATTATGTTCACTCATTTTCAATAAGGAACATAGATATCGGGTCTTTTGTGATAACATCTGCTAAGTTCTTTTTGCTCCTCAGAGCTTTTATAATTTTAGAATCAATTGTTTTTGGAGCTTCAATATCAATATATGTTACATTGTTCTTGGTTCCAATCCGGTGGCACCTGTCCTCGGACTGCAATCTTGTTTCCAAATCAAAACTGTTGGAATAATAAATTGCATAATCTGCCGCAGTTAAAGTTAAACCAATTCCACCAGACTGAGGTTGTCCTATGAAATATCGGATTTTAGGATCATTCTGAAAACGCTCTACCGCATCCGCTCTGTCGTTGTTTGAGACCTCTCCATGGTAAGCAACAGCTGCACTCCCTAACAAACGCTCTATAGCCTTTAAATCAGCTTTAAATCGTGCCCAGATGATTACTTTGGAGTCAATGTCGCTTAAAATCTCCATAAGAGCATTCAAACGCGGATTTTTGTCCTCAATCGGGACAACGCCATTCTCTGTCGGGAACCAACCGCAGGTGATTTGTTGCAACCGTAGGAGACGAGTTATTGCCTCAGGAGCATCTACTTGCTCCCCGTCCATCTCTGCGATAAACTGTTTACGCATCTGGTCATAGAGTTTGCGTTGTTTCACAGACAGCTCCACAGGATATCTTTGGTATATTTTATCAGGAAGATCCAAACAGTCTTTTTTCAGCACCCGATAAGAATGACCTTCGATGTTCTTGGTCAGCTCGTCCACATTTTGATAAGAAACAATCTGCTTGCTCTCAAACCCACCCATGATACAGTAACGAGCTTTGAATGAGTAGAAGCTGTCATAGCCCAGTATCTGAGGGTCTAAAAATTTAAACTGGCTGTAAATATCCTCTGGACCTTTTGTCACAGGAGTTCCAGTCATTATTCTCCGGTATTTTGCCAGAGTAGACAGCTTGGTTATTACTTTTGTGCGCTTTGCTCCTGGGCGTTTTATCCTAGAGCTCTCGTCAACCACGAGCATTGCATCGTTTGCTAACAAAATTTTATTTATCAGCTCAACAGCTGTTTTGCTAACAAATGCTTCAACATTGAATGCAAAAATTTTAAGACAGTCCTCAGAAAACATTGTTTCTTCAAACGCCTCAAGGTCTTTTTTCTTCATGCCTGAGTAATAATAAGAGCACTTGTGCTTGCACCAATCCGGCATGTGGTCTGGTATTTCTTTATGGATCCAGTTCCGGTGAACACCGTTTGGAGCAATAACAACCAAACAGTTTATTCTCCCAGCACCATACAAATACGCGCTGTTGTCTATGATGACTTTTGTTTTCCCAGTTCCCTGCTCCATCAGCAAAGCAAATGACTCATTGTCCCGAGACATGTAGAATGCAGAGCGTTGGTGTTCAAATGGTTTTGTTTTGAACATGAAGTCGTCATTCTCTGGTGGTGGTTGAGTTTTTAATTTCCTGACGGACTCTGCATCTTTAAGGGTTTGTATGTATAAGTTGAGTATGTCTGAAGCAGAATCGTGCCAATCAGCGTCTGGCCAGAATTTCCGGATGTGATCGATGTTGGCTCCTGTGGCGGCAAAAAGAAGATCTCGCCCAACCCACTTTTTAAATCCTGGGAGAGCGGATAACCTCTGTACTGTTTCGGAATCTAGTTTTACTTTTGCTGTGCAGTAATTAGCATGAGCTTTGTTTATTTGCATCAGTGTATTAGTTTTATATCTTCTTCTATAACGATGTACTCTTCACCGTATACAGGATCGGATATTTTTGCCTCTTCGATGAGTTGCTCCATAATGTCCTCATTTGAGATCTCGTCTTCGTCGTTTATATAAGGCACCTCAATATAAACGTCGTAATATATTTTCTTAACAACTGTGCCTGTAAATTTTTTGTACTTGTATTCTTTTGGCTCTCTCATTTTGTTCTCCCTCTCCAAATTGCCATGCGTTGCAAATTTAATTTTCTTTTTTCAGGCAAATCCAAAAAGTGAACACAGATTAGGCGATCAAGTTCTATTAACGCTATTGCATCTTGATGATTGCAGCCCATACTTTTTAAGTAAGCCAATCTAGTGTCTGGCGTTACTTCAACAAATTTAACTTTCATTTTTCTTCCTTTCTCAGTTTCGGGGGTTGTTTTCCCCAATACAGTTATTATCCCTCTTTTCTGTCATAAAGGCAACAAAAAAACAAAAAATTCCTCCCCCAAGAGGGGGAGGTTGTTTGCTAGAAACGAGGTCTAGAAGTGATTGGCCAGTAGTACTTCACCTGACGATCCTTGTGCTTAAACTCGCTGATCGGAACCCATTCACCTGCATGCCAGCTGTCGGTGGCAGTCTTGTCACGCCCATCAACAACAACCCAATGGTTTGTGACGCAAACGATATAGAGATTCCCCTCTAGGTTTTCCCGTAAAAGATGGTGCAGTTTTTTCCTAATACCAAAACGACCATAACCCGAGTCCATTGTTAAAGCAGCTCTGGTTTTGAGTCTGGTAATCTCCCCAGACTTAACACCGTGCTCGGAACAAACCCTCTTAACCTCATCAGCGTGAGTCCCAGCAACATGGCGTTTCCCAGTTATTTTCCGGAAGGTCTGGTAAGCAGTCTCGTAGTCAATTTTGCAAACTGCCGCTGCAACATATGGACCACACCAAGTGTTACGTCTCACTCTGCTGGAGTCGAAAACCTCTCTTTTTTCAGGAGCAGGTTTATCTTTAAGATTAAGACAAATCATTTTTATTTCCTTTCTCAGATTTTTAAAGAGCAACATGATCTGGGAGAAAACATTTCCCATTACATTTATTATACTCCATCTCTTCAGAGAAAGCAACATTTTTCTTAAGACCCTTGTATCTATTAGGTTTTTTAATTCAATCACTTATGAGAGCTTTTTCCACTTATCAACATAAACCTTCCGGAAACCTGCTCTCAGAGTGCCTTTCACAAGATACCAATCGCCAATCCTTCCATCCTCAACTATTTGCTTTCCCATTTTATTATATTTGAATCTGTCGATGGTTGCGATGATTGGACCAGTGTCATCCTCAAAAGTTAAATTCAGCCACAGGTTATTTGTTTCAACCCTACGACCACCTCGCTTGGACAAGTTGACAGTCTCGTTCATGTCTCGTAAGTTTTTCTCTTTTAACTTTCCGAAGAAAACAAAAGTCCCTGGGGTGTCGGCATCCAATTGCTCTATGTCAACGATCTTGGTCTTAATGTTGTGCTCTTCTGGGTTTTTCTTAATGTGACCGAATCTTCGCTCGCACTCGAAAATATCATCATATGGTGTTGTGCCTTCATTTAACAAATTTTCCTGACGTGGTGTCAATGGCTGCATAAGTTTTCGACGCTCGACTATGCCCTCTGCCATTTTGGGTCCAATGCCTTTTATGCCAATCAACCCACCAATCAGCTCTCCGTCCTGAACAGACCAATTCTCTCCGGATTTGAATTTGTCGAAAGATTTATAAACTAATCCTTCTTTGACCACTTCACGCAAGAGCTTAACTGCTTGCTCGTCGTCTTTAACATTCCGCAAACATGCAGCAGCAAACTCAAGAGGATACCTAGACTTAAGAACACAACACCAATAAGAAACCATGCCATAAGCAATAGCGTGGCTCCTGTTAAAAGCCCAACTTCCCATAGTGTTGATGTTGTCCCAGATGCGCTGGGCTTGATCTTCTTTGATACCATTTTCTGCTGCACCAATTTTGAATCTCTCCCAGAATGTGTCAAAATATTCCTTTCCGTAAGATTTAGACATTGCCTTGCGTAAAGTTGAAACATCTTCCCACGACAGCTTCCCAACATCCCGAGCAATAGTCATCACTTGCTCCTGGTAAACAACAACGCCATTTGTGACCTTTGTTATTTTCTCAGTCAGAGGATGAAGATACTCCACAGGAGCTTCCCCTATGTGCCGTTTAATGTATTCAGTGGTGCCTCCGGAGTTTAATGGTCCAGGGCGAGCCAGAGCTGTGATCGCGGCAATGTCCTCAAAGCTATGCACCTTCATCTGATGAGTGACTGACTGCAATGCATAACCTTCAAATTGGAATATCCCTGCGTATCTCCCTGAGTTAAGAACCTCGAATGCTTCTTTGTCTTCCAAAGGAAAGTTGATCAGCGAGTCTCTGTCCCATCCGATTTGATCCAGAACATCTTGCAAAACTGAAAGCGTACGCAGACCCAAAGCGTCGATTTTCAAAAGATTTAATTCTTCTGCATCTTTTTTATCAATTTGAGCTGCACCTGTCTGCCCAGAAACCGAACAGTACCTGCTGACTGGGTGCTCTGTGACAATCATCCCTGCTGCATGAACACCAGTGTGCCGAGCGTGATTCTCCATGTCTGCTGCAACTTTCATTTGAGGATATTTCCTCATCACCTCACGCCCAACATCCAATTCATTAAAAGTATCCAAGATGCAAAAAGCTGAACGCGAATCCCCAGAACTCCGCTCAATAATTGCACCCTTCAAATCATTCACCTCCCAAGCAGGGATACCGAGTTCCTTGGCGACTTCTGCGATAGTGCTCTTTGCTTTGTATCGGGAGACAGTTCCTAAGTGTGCAACTTTCTCTGCACCGTACTTTTCCCGTAGATACTCAAACACCATCTCGCGCCTGTCGTCTTGAAAATCAATATCGATGTCTGGGAGGTCTTCACGAGTTATATCGATGAAACGCTCAAACAACAAATCATGCTTGATCGGGTCAATATCGGTTATGTCGGTGAGATAACAAACCAATGATCCTGCTGAAGATCCTCTTGCTGGTCCAACAAGCATATGTTGTTTTGCATATTTAATCATGTCAGCTATGACATAAAAATAGTCTTCAAATTTCTTTAACGCGATCATATCAATTTCGCGCTTCAATCTAGCAGAATAAACCTCATCAGAAAGGTCTATCTTTTTCTTAACAGCACCCTCCTCGCACATTTGTTTAAGGGTTTTTTCACTTCTGAAAGTTATATTGGTCGCAGTCGGCAGATCAACATCACAGCTCTTTGCTATCTCATATGTATTTTTGATTGCCTCCTCCGGTGCCCATGGCAGTGCCTCTCTCCACTCCCATTCATTGAGGATGTGCATTGGTGCGGTGCGGTCTGTGCGGTTGCGACCGATAAGAACCTCGTATGCTTTTTTGTCTTTAACAGCTGGGTAAAAATTATCAGAAGTCGCAACAACTTTGAATCCCTTTCGTTCCGCGAAATCCAAAGACTTGCGCACACTCATGGGGTTCAGCTCTATGTAAAGATTTTCTTTCTGCATTAAGGGCAGCAGTCCCCAGTTTGGATTTGTACCACTGAGTATTATCACATTGTCACTCAGATCAAACAAATGCTCATAACTCAGCCTCGGGAAATAATAAAAATGCTGCTTGTCAGTGCTTTTTGTAACCAACTGATAAATCTCAGACAGACCCTCGTTGTTCTTGGCGATGAATGCCATCTCGTTGGCTGGTTGCTTTGAGCGTTCTGTTGCATCCTCAACAATGGGAATCTCAACCCCAAACAGAGCTTTCTTGCCTAGGGCTTTGCAGGCTTTGCTGAAGTTGACATGACCCCAAGTCCCAGAGTCGCATATCCCGAGGGCATTTCCTGTTGAAGCTGCAACAACACTGTCGATGGGTCCAAATGCTTTCCGGAAACAATATTCAGTTCTGTTGCGTATGTTAATCATAAAATTTCAAAAATAAAATAAACAACAATGCAAGCAATTATATTAGCGGTTATTGGATCCATTATATGTGCCCCTCTTTTTTATACCACTTTAAGATTTCAACAGTTGCCAAAACATCAGCTATTGAACGATGAGCACCTTTGTGCTCTTGTCCTGTTACTTCAAAATAAATATCCGCGAGTTTCCGGTAAGTTCCCCAAACAGACTTGCCAATCTCAACTGTACAGATGTGTTCAATTGGCCATGGGAACTTTGTGAGCTTGTCGTTGCGCTCGAGTTCGAATTTAAGTATCTTGCGGTCGAATGGTAAATTGTGTGCAACGAGTTTTGTTTCACCTAAGAAAAAATCACACAAAGGTTTATAGCTTGCTATGAATGGCTTTTCATCTTTTAAATCATCGTCTGTGATTTTTGTTATCTTGGTTATGATTGGGTCGAGTGGGTGTCCAGGATTGCAGAAAAACTCCAACCTACCAATCTCGTTTAAATCTTCGTCCAGCTTAATACCTCCGAACTCTATGATCTTTGGCTGGATGTCTAAATCAGATCCCTCTGCTTTTGGAAGACCTGTTGTCTCTAAGTCGAATACAATCATTCCAGTCTCCTTTTGAATCCAGAAACATTTTTCCTTTGGCGGCACAAATCACACTGCCATTGCTTCCGACCATTGCTCATGAGTATAAGTTTTTGTGCAGGACGCTTTAAACATTTACCGCAAGTTTTTTCTACATCGCTCATCAACCTATCTCCCACTATCATCTTTGTCAATCCTAACTATAAATTTGAGATCGACACCAAGTATTTCTTTGGTATCAAATATGACATAGTTGTAAGACCTCAATCCTGCTATAACAGGGTTGGTGTGAGAGTCGGTTAAAACTTCTTGAGCAACTCTGATATCACGAGCTTTGAAAAATTCTCTCCAATCAAGCAACTCTTCTGCAGTGCAATGCATCCCTAGATGACTTACAGTGTTCCTTTCCCCTCTATGATCTATCCAATTCCGACCAGATGTGTAATCAAGTACTTCAAATTCTTTACCAGAAAACAAATCATAATTGAAAGAAAGATTTGCTTCATTTGTTCCTTGGTTTCCAAAAACACTGCCAGTGGCAACAACATGATCTTCAGCCCAATCAATAGCTCCGATTTCAGAAAGCAGTTTCTTAGCTGCTGCAGGGTCTTTCGGTACGATTGCTATTTGTTCTATTGTAAATTTCATTTTATGCTCCGTATGGTATGATGCACCCTGTGAGGTACTTGTGATGTTGTTTGGATTGAAGTAAAAAGGAGACAAACTCAGCCAATCTTTCTGGTGGCGTCTCTTCCCCTGTAAGCAGCCCATTCAGCTGATACTTTTGAGCATATTCTTTCGTCCAGCCACGAGTTGCAACAACTTGATTATCAATGTCGTCGCTCATCCCAGTGTTAGACAATTTGTTTGGAGCTATCCCGAAAACTGTGATGCCATGCTTTTTTGTCAACTCACGAGCCAGTTGCAAAGTCATGATGTGCGCAGCACCTTTTGAGGCATTGTAAGCCAAAGAGCAAGTCATAGGCATGTGTGCAGCATTACTCACTATGTTGACAACTGTGCCTTTGTTCTTGATCAGAGCAGGCAAGCAAGCCCTTGTCATCATGTAGATGCCTTTGGCATTGGTGTCCATGACCTTGTCCCAGTCTGACTCCTCGAATTCTTCCAGCCAGTTGATTATGTTTACGCCAGCATTGTTGATAAGAACGTCAATTTCTGGTATCACAGAACCCTCTGGGTTTCGAATGTCATTCCCATCTTTTATATCGAACCCATAGACTCTGTGGCCTTGTTTTTCTAGCTCAAATTTCATAGCTTTGCCAAGACCTTCCCCAGATCCTGTTATTAAAATGTTACTCACTTTTATCCTCCTCTGGAATTAAAGATTCAATCATCGCAGCATAAACTGCGGCATCATGTATACTGTCTCTGTGAGTTAAGTTCGTATTAGCAAACCTAGTCAATTTTACAATCATCAACTCAAAAAGATGCCAAGTATTGTAATCGTCAATTGTTTTAAGATTGACCCCATCAGGGAACAAGCCAGACATCACAATCCCGACAGTTTTGTAATTATCTCCGTAAACTTTATTTCTCTCCTTAAATGTGGTAGCCATATCTTGGAGTATTTTAGAAGCATCATTTTTGCTCTTCGGCTCCCCTTTGCTGGAATCGTAAATAACATTATCCATCTACTGCTCCCTTCATTCCTTTGTTGTAACCATCCTGCCAACCCTCTCGGTAAGCGTCCTGGTAAAATTTATTTTTGTCTGCAGGTTCTGTGTTGATCTGAGTTATCGTTTTTTCAAGCTGATCCCGCAAAGTCCCAGCAACATGGAAAACCCTAGCAACCTTTTGTCCGTTCAACTCTATGTCATTTCCTTTTAGCCTTAAATCATTCATCAGAAGTCTCCTGGAGCAACTTGCAAACAATTAAGTCCTTGGCCACGCCACATGTCGACACAACCTTTGCGATCCTCGAGGACAAACCATATCTCTCTGTAATCGTAGTTGTCGGTGAAAAGTTTTTCTTTAACATCCCAATCAGACCTATTGTCGCCTATGCCGCGCATTAAAAGTTTATCAAAAGGAATATCATTGAGGTTGAGCCACTTCTCAGTCATCTTCCTTTCAGTTTCTTCCCGAGCAGTTATGACTACGATCTCTGTATCGTCATCTTTCAATCTACGGAGTATGTTGCAGATGGATTCGATAGGCTTGTCGTTTATTCCTTGTTTGTTAAACTCTGTGTAGTTCCTGTCTTTGTAAAGATGCTCTCTGTGTCCGTAGTCACCGAGCGTACCATCTAGGTCAGAAATAATTACGCGCTTATCCATGATGGAGCCTCTCTGTTTGTGTATTTGGTTGCGAAGGAAATTTTCTCATTGACAATGTAGTCTCGGTATGCTTTGACTGCAAAGTTGGGGTGTTGTTTATACTGATCGGGCATGCACTGGGGTGGCTGGCTCCAAGCAACATTTGGGCAGTTGTCTGGGTAATTTTTTAGAACACTCATCAGCTTTTGCTCAGTCTTGTGGACTTTGCCGTAACGATGGGTGTACTCTTTGCACAGCTCAACAAAAAGATCATACGCCCAACGATAGTGCTTCCGAGAGGCACGAACCCAGACTGCTGACGGGTGATTTTTATGTGTGGACTTATACATCCCAGCCACATCAGCATAGCCATCACCATCTAACTCCCTGTGTGCGGTGCTGAGTAGTTGTGCTGTCTCAAGTATCATCTTCACACAGTGCTTGTCGCAATGCATACTTGCAGCAATCTTAGGGTAATGATGTAAATAAAATATGTTCATGATAATTCCTTTCTCAGGCAATTTTAATAGTGATCTCATCCAAAGGAGTTTCACCCGACTCATGCGACTTCAACCAATCCTTAATTTCACTCAAAGCTGTGGAAGATTTGCGCTTAATAACACAATGTTTAAACCCGCACTCATCAGTAAAATATATTATATATTTAGTCATTATTTTTTCCTTTCTCAATTGGAATAGTAATTATACTCTATATGGCAGAAAAAGTAAAGTTCATTTCCGAGTGAAAAGGTCTCGGATTCTAGAAAACAAAGACTTTGGAGTTGGATTCCTCCTACGGATTATGTATTTGACTCTGTCTGTGTTTTTGCCCCACCCCATTAGCCTGGATATCGTTTTGTAATTTGAACCAGAATTTTTAAGGTCGTGCACTCTGTCTACTGTTGCTTGATTGAATCTCTCTCCCATGTCTCTATCCTTTTGGGTTAAGGGCTTTGCCCATTGAGGGTGCAGCCCATTCGGTTGGTGTTAGAAAAGGTTCTGCCCATGGATGGACTTTAACAACTTCAGCCACCATCATTTTAAAAACCTCTTGGTATTCGCCTTGTGCTCTTGGTGAGAGTCGGGACTTGGCCATTTCACTCAGTGTGCGCAAATTGAATTTTGCTACAATGTTTGTATGAATGTTGGTTGGCAATACCCCACGAGCATCTTCAGCTGGGACGTGTTTGCGGAGTTTCTGGTAGTAATAGTTTATTGTTTTCATACACTCATCATAATACGTTTTTGCATCTTCATCATTTTCAATCTCAGGAGGTGTGTAATAGCTGAAGCCACTCATGTCGACTGTGCGCTGAGACTGCTGGGCGTAGGATGCTTGTCGGGTGCGAACGAACTGGTGAGTGAAGCCACGTGTCACATCTCTTATGTTAAATACGTAATCTATAAACTCCCAAGACGAGCGTATTGTTTTCAACATATAATCTAACTCTGATTGTTTCTTTTCCCACTCCCACTGGGCGATGGTTTTGTAAGCATCATCATCCGGCATAAGTCGAGTGTTCTTTGTGAATAATAAAAGATTGACTGCGTCCTGTGTGTAATTTACCAATTCTACTTTCATGTTAATTTCCTTTCTTAATTGTTAATGTTTCCTGCCAAGTTTTTTGAGAATGCATCCAACGTGAATAGTCGGAGTTTTTCTCCAAAAAATTTTCTATTATTTGTAAATCTTCAACAACATCATCCATCAGCAATTGCCGCCAAGTCGCAAAACGACCAACCGAGTAAATGTTGTACTTGGTTGTCATCTCGAAAATAAACTGCTTGCGCAACTGCTCATCAATTGGGCGGATCTTGCCGTAATCTTGAGATGAGTCTTTTATGTCCACGAGCTTTCGGGGTTTTATCCCAAAGTCTTCCATCAAAATTGTCATGATGTTTGAACCTGCACTCCCATCAGGTTTCCGTATTGATTCTGAGATGACAGTGTCCCCAACCACGGAAACTCTATAGTGGCTGGTCAATGGGTCAGGGTAATAAATAGTTTGATTAACTGAACACTCAGTTTCTTCAATCCGAGCGGTCTGTGTATAAATTTTTTGCTTTGGGAATTTTGGAATGTCTCTCCACTTAACAATCTGCATTAACACAGGCATGGGTATTGTAGATATTATCGGAACACCAACCCCATTGGCTTCTGTTATGTCTTCCATCGTCAATGGCAGGTTGTACTCTATGCCACAGTTGCGAGAAAGCATATTGATTAAATCCCATGGTGCGATGTACCGTTCAACAGAGTCAAGATTATTTATCGAACGATCAAGCACAGCCCCAGTTACTTTTTGTGAGTACATGTTGCTGAGTTGTATGTTCGGCTGTGTTATTATTTTCCCATCATACTTGATTGCTTTTTGAACTTTTACTTTTTTAAAAGGTATGTTGCTGGCAATCCCAACTCGATCTGTTCTGAATCGTAACAGAGCACCATGGTTGTTTGGGAGCTTGCCTTGCGACTCACAAACAGTGGGGACAAATCTCCGGAAAACATTTGCTGCCAAAAGTCCTGCCAGACCTGCTCCATAAATTAACATCAGATCTCCTTTGCCTCAACTCTTCCTTTTTTTATATCCCAAGCCAAGTCTCTGCGTATGCCTCCTGCTGCTATGTATGCCTCATAAGTGATTGGTGAGTTTTCAATTATTATCTGTAGAGCCACTTGAGCAGCACTGCCTTTTCTACGTTTGTTCTCCTGAGTTTTCGCTACCAAGAGCTTCCCACTGTAAGCGGATTTGCGACCTCGTTCTTCTTTGCTGGTTGTTTCAACTTTAACTTCTACAACTTGTTCCACTGGTTTCTCCTTTTTTATTTGTGTAATTTTTTCTTTTAACTCTAACAACTCTTCATAAGTCTCTGCCCAACCAAAATTCATATTACCTGCTTTGTGGAATTCATGCCAGTCTTTTTTAAATTTATTCTTGAATTTTTTAAGATCAGCAATCATCCAAACAACTCCAGGTTTTAACTCCTGCACTATCAAGTGCATGGAGCGAGCAAGCTGTTCACAAGTTGATTTATCAGTCATGATTAGTCCATCCTTGATTGAGCAAAGGCTTTGATGCCTTTCTGGTTAAGAACTTCGCAAAATGCTCGAGCGTATGATTCTTTTTTCTGCATCGATTGATTAAAGTCTCCGATCCAGATTGTGTACCCACCTTCGTATGAATTTTTTCTACCGATATTTTGCTCTTTCAAAAACTTTACGAACTTCCCTCGGTTAGGCATATTGACCCAAGCAAAACCACAAACACCATCTTCCACAACCTCTTGGGTTGGTTTTCCGTTGGCAACATAATTAACAACCATTGGGTTCGGAGTGCAATTTTCTGCAGCTGCAATACCTGCTAGGTGGGCTGTTGTGTAAATGATGTTCTCTGTGTTCATTTTATTTTCCTTTCTTAAGACTGGCTATTCATTTAGTCAGTAAAGTAATTATCTCTCTTTTCTGTCATAAAGGCAACAATTCTGGCAGATTTCTTTTCTTTTAAAATCAAACATTTAAAATTAAATTTCATAATGCCTTAGTCCTCTTGGTCTGATTATGAACAGATTCTCACGAGTCCGAGTGAGTGCAACGTACCAAACCCGATTCTCCTCATCTCGGTGAGAGTTCTCCCAACTCAGCCTGCCCATGTCAGTCATCAGCACAACATTGTCAGCCTCACCACCTTTGGATTGATGGATTGTGGAGATTGCAATTCTTGGGTCTGAGAAAAACTTCTCCCCATTGCGCAAGCATGAACGTAAATACTCACGCTCTTCTGGTTGTATGCCTCGGAGCATTTGCATCCAGTCGTAGCTTTTTGCAGCTTCAGGCAAACCAAAATCTGAGAGCATGTAAGCCTCTTGTTTCTTTATTTTCGGAACATGAGCTAAAAATTGAATCATGTTCTTGGCTTCGAAATTTGTAATTTTATCCCCAGCACGCAAACGCTCCCAACTTGAGATTGCGCGAGTTTCTTCTGAGTCAAGAGAGTTTTTGCCGCCATAAGAATATCCATAGCCTTGTTGGCGTACTGATTTTTTATACCGACTCATCAGATACTTGCTCCGAGCCAAGCACAACCAGCTCCCTCCTGAAGAAAAATCTATTTGTTGCTCATCTACAATATACTCAACACAACCTTTGTCTGTGCGTGGTGACCATGGTTTAACGTATCTGTTTTTAATTCGCTTGACAACATCAAGCGCCAAACGGTGAACAGAGGTTGGGATGCGGTAGCTTTGAGGTAGAACCATGCGTTGGCCTTTGAGGTTCAAAAACTTATTAACATCTGCTCCAGCCCAACCAAAAATCGCTTGGTCATCGTCTCCTGCGATGTAAACTTCCTTGGCATGAGTTGCGGCTTTGATCGCCATTTTGTACTGGAGTGAGCTCAGGTCTTGTGCCTCGTCGATGATGCAGATATCGATGTCGAGCTCTGAGTTGTACGACTCGAGCATGTCGGTGAAATCAAACAACCCCAAATCTTTTTTATACTTCCGTAAAGAATTATCGTACTGCTTCACAGCGTGGAGCGTGAGATCATTAACAGAGGCGATCTGGTACTGCTCCTCTGGAGAGCGCAACCCGACCCGAGCCAAGCTCTCCACCCTCGAGCACTTATCCCCCAAACCATCTCCGGTGTGAATGCCCAAGTCCTCATCATAAATCCCACGGAACTCCACTCCGAGTGCTTTGCCGAGTTTCCGGTAGTGGTTGTTGGTCATGACCTCATCCCTTTGGAGTCCGAGCTCTTTGAATGCCAAAGAGTGCAGTGTCCGGAAAAACGGAAAACGAGCCTCTTCAAAACCAAACTGTTTCATTGCACGATCTTGCGCCTCGTATGCAGCTTTGCGAGTGAATGCCAAATACGCAATCTTCTCTGGGGGGACTCCTCTGGCCAAAGCATCTTCCACGATCCTGAGAAGAGTTGTGGTCTTACCAGTTCCTGGTGGTCCGAGTATTATCTGGACATTACGCATGTGTTTGTTCCTTTCTTAAAATTC